GCCTGCTCAAGAAGCTTACCGGCATAACCCATCGTGGGTAGATCAAGCAAACCAACAGCTGCGGCTGCCCTTCAGAATCCAAGCACAATCCTTACGACTGCTGGTGAGTCATTGCCGCAAATGCTTGGCGGTGCTGGTATTGCTCGAGGCTTATTGCAGGTAGCTCCTAAAATTGGCGCTGTAGCAGCTGGTGCCGCAGGCGAAGGTTTGATTGGTGCTGGCGCGGCTGCAGAGCAAATGCGTCAGGAATCCAAAGACAAGTTGTTGTCTGGTAAGCAAGTTATATCTGCCGTTGGTTCTGGCGTTGGTACAGCGGCGTTTGGTGCGGCTGGCGGTAAGCTGGCTAACAAGCTTGGCCTTGATGACATTGATACATTGTTGGCTGGTGGTGCAAGCCAAGCCGCCGGACAAGCCAAGCAAGGCGTTGGCAAATCAGTAAGAGACTTTGCTCTAAAAGCTACGGGCTCTGGTATCTCTGAGGGTGTGTTTGAAGAGTTACCACAGTCAGCGCAAGAGCAGATGTGGATGAACTACGCCATGGACAGGCCACTCATGGATGGCGTTGCTGAAGCATCCGCCATGGGCATGTTGGCCGGTGTGGGCATGGGTGCGTTTGGTGGTGGTATTGGTAGCCTTCGTAAGACTGGCCAAGCACCAAGCGGCCTTGAGAGCTTGCTTGCAGAGAACAAACAAATACTTGGAGTTCCCCCAGATGAAGGAGCTCCCGCTGGTATAGCACCAGCACCAACAACTCCTCCGTCCACTAGCCCAGTTGTCGGCACCATGACAGTTGATGTTGATGGAAAGCCTGTTACTAAAGTCACTCGACAGGACGGCAGTGTAGACATTGATGGTGTGCAAGTTACACCGCCAACTGCAGTCGCAGAACCAGTAGTTACTGAGCAGCCACCAAGCACTGAGTTAATTCAGCAAGTTTTGGATGAAAGCCAAGACACAGGTCAGATGATGGGTGAGCTTGAGGGTAAACCCGTAGAGCCAACTGTACAAACTCCTGAAGCACCTGTAGTAACTGGTGGTCCAACCGCGCCTGTAGTAGTCAAGCCAAAGCAGCCTACGCCTCAAGTCTTTGAAAAATCTAATCAGTTGATGAACGATGAGGTTGCAAAAATTGATTCTGCAGAAAGACTGGCTGTTGAGTATTCAAACATCAGGCAAAGAAAGAACCCTCTTTCAGTTAATACGCAAGCAGATCCTGTTGCCATGCAAGGAGCTTTCCTTGAAAGGCTTGCAGACAATCAACCAGAAAAAGCGGCTGAGTATGCAGCAGAGTTGCAGGCCAATGCTGATAAGTACTCTGACTTGTCAGGCATTTCACCCGATTCCGTAAAAGCAATAGCCTCACGAATTACTCAACGCCTTGCATTTAATCAAGAGAAAACTGGTAAAGCCCCTGAAGTTACAGGCGGTCCTGCAGCTCCAGAAGCGCCAGCCATCTATAACAATGTTACAGAGCCGTTCGTAACTAACAGGCGTGTTGTTGTTGTTAAAGAGGTTAACGGCGTTAAGGTTCCGTTCTATATCAGCACTGGTAGTGGCGGTAAAAAGAATGTGCCTACAGGCCAGTGGTATCCATACTTTGGTAACGGCCCAGATGGTTGGTTCAATAAGGGCAGTGAAGAAGACATCAACAACTTCTATAACTCGCCCGAACTAAAGGCGGCTGCGGATGAGCTGAACACCACCATTGGAGACATTCGTTCTCAAATGGGTCAACTGCCCACTGCACAGGCGCTAGGTATAAACCCTAATGAAGGGTTATCTCCTGCAGCCAATGGTGACGCAAAGGCCGTTGAGAACATTCGCAATACGATTGACAGGATTACCAAGGGTAGGACTGTAGAGAAGACTCCAGAGGCACCGGTCGAAGAGAAGCCACCAGAGGAAAAGCCCGTTGATGTTGTTGAACAGCCAGCCGAGGAAGCGCCAGCGGAAGAAAAACCCGCAGAAGAAAAGCCTGCTGAAGAGATACCTACAGAAGAATTAGTAAAGCCTGCAGAGGAGAAGCCTGCTGAAGGTGAACCCAAGCCTACAGGCGGTCCATCTGCGCCCGCTGGAGGCCCGTCTGAGCCTACTGGTGAAGCCCCTACTGGTGGTGCTAAAGAGCCCAAGCCACCCAAGGTAAAGCTTACTGAAGAAGAGAAGACTAAAGCTGCTGAAGAAAAAGCCAAAGCTGAAGAAGAGAAGAAAGCCGCTGACGAGCAAAAGAAAAAGCTCGAGGAATTTAACAAGCAGCCCATGAAGGTTGCTATGGAAGATGGCAATGCTGATCAGGTTTCAACTTTACTGTACGGCAACGCTGTAGCAGAAGACCTTTTCCCAATCATCTTCCCCGCAGAAGGTCTGTTGCGTATTCCTGTGGACTTGCCAAATGTTTCTAAGATTGAAGAGGCATTAACTAAGTTTGGCTTCCGCATTACTGATCGTTCTATCCCTTCTGCTACGGATGATCCATCCTACACAGGCCCAGAGCGCGTCACTATATCAGCGTTATACAAGCCTGAAAAAATAAGTATTCAAGGTGGTGGTGCTGAGTTTGTAAAGAACCGCAAAGGTAAAGTCACAGCACCCCCAGCTCCTAAAGACGCTACAGACAGCCAGATTTCTAAGATGTTGGCGGCTGTTGCCAAGGACACGCTACTTGACATTGACTCAAACAAAGACAATTCGTTTGGCGCAATGATGTACAAAGAGGGCATCGTTAGTTACATCATGTCGCCGACTGACTACATGTTGAAAGCTTTGAAAGAAGCTAGAACTGTTCGTGTATCAGATAGAACTGGTGGCCGACAAGCCATTAAGATGGCTCTGGAAGAGGGTAAGCAAGAGGAAGTGCAAAAGCTCCTTCAGAGTTATGTTGATGCACTCCAAGGCTTACAGGCAATTTTTGACGCGCATGGCCGTATTGGTAATTTAGATCTTGCGTTAAAAGAAAAGTACATTAAAGATGCAGACGCCTCCGCTTCGTTTGCAAAGTACACCCAAGATGGATTAGATTTACGTAACAAGATAGAAGCCAATAACATAAGCGCACTCTTTAACAAGATGTTCCAATTGTTTGGTGCTAACGAAGATTCAACCGATCAAACCAATCGCGTTGTTAAGAAAGAAACCGAAGTACCACCAGAGTTAGGCAACATTGTTCGCCGTGGTATGCGTGACCACCGACAAGGGCGTGACGTTGATACAAATGATTTTGTAACTACGTTTGGGTTCTTCCCGGGCGGTATTGACTTTGGTAACTGGGTTAACCAGACTGAGCGAGCTGCTCACCTTAACGCTATCTATGACGCCATGTATGACTTGGCGGATGTCTCTGGTATCAATCCAAAGATGTTGGGCTTGGGCGAGAAGCTCAAGATGGCCATCGGAGCGCAAGGTCGTGGCGGCAAAACTGCAGCTCATTACTATCCCAAGCTTAACGAGATCAACCTAACCAAAACCAAAGGTGATGGATCACTTGGACATGAGTGGCAGCACGGTTTAGATTGGAACCTTCAACAAACGCCAAACGGCAAGTTGTTAATGTCGGGCACAGTCTCGCGTCTTAAGAAACAGATTGAGATTGAGACAGTAGAGAACTACTTAAAGGGTGTTTTGCGTGATACAGCTGGTAGCACAGACAACCGCAATCTTCCTCCAAAGAAAGCATTCTTTGCGGCCATCTCAAATCAAGGCTACTGGGGTACAGCCCCTGTTATCAGAGATTCAGACAAGCAAACGCAATACTTTAAAGACGCACAGCAGTTAGACCAAGATGAAGGCAGAGAGCCACGTTACTGGGGCACAGACGTAGAGCTGTTGTCTCGCGCGTTTGAGGCTATGCTGTTTGACGCATCTAAAGGTGGTAGCCCATACCTTGTGGGTCCTTCGGTTGCTGATGGATACATTACCAAAAAGAATGGTTATGGCGGCACCATTTACCCACTAGGTAAAGAGCGTCCAAAGCTCAATGAAGTTTATAAGCAGATGCTTACTCAGATTGACCCAGAGACTCTGGCAGTCAAGACCTACAAGATGGACACCAAGATTGTCGAAATTGAAGATCTGGGTTATGCAGTCCTAGACCAATACAACTTGGATTCAGGTACGTCTGGTGGTTTGGTTTGGTTTAAAACTGAAGACGAAGCCAAACGTACTAAAGCAGCGCGTGATGGCCAAGAGCGAGTCTTGACGCCAACTGACATGCAGATGAGCAAGGTCAACCAGCACATCATTGACATGGCCAAGCGTATTGACGTCATCATGGAAGAGATGGGTCTGTTCAAGTGGCCTGAGATTAAGAACGGCTCAATGGCTGAGTCCATGTTCTATCACATGCGTCAGGGCTGGTGGCCAAAGAACAACCGTGAACTGGCTGAGTACGGCATTAAAGCTTACTTACAGAATCCAGAGTTGCTTGGCTTTAACCCAGCTAAAGACCAACGTGAGATTGAAAGATACAAGATTGCTGACTTTGAGGGTGATCGTGTTAAGCTTAAGCAAACTCAGGAAGACTTTGAGGCAGCAGCTACACGCTACATCAGCCAAGTCATTACTGACATGCGAGCGCAGGGCTCAGATACAAAAGCCATCTACGAATACATCGTTAACCTGTATCAGAACCAACCCACGCTGGACGTTCAGTCTGTACTGAGCAAGAGCAACAACGCCTACTCTACGCCGCTGCCTATTGGCTTCTTAGCAGGTATGCTGGCGCGTGTTAAGTCCACTACAACAGTGTTAGACCCAACAGGTGGTAACGGCATGTTGGTGGTGGCGGCTAACCCACAGAATGTCACAACGATAGAGTTAGACCCACACCGTGCAGAGAACATGCGTTTGATGCAAATCGGTAACGTGATTGATGGTGATGCGTTTGAGAAATTAAAAGACCTAAGAGATCAAGAGGTTGATGTTGTCTTGGCAAATCCTCCGTTTGGAGCTTTGTCTACGCCTGATAACGTCCCGTCTTGGAATGGCCAGAACTATAAGATTGGTACGCTTGATCAAGCGATTGCTGCCAAGTCTTTGCGCGCCATGGCTAACGATGGCCGTGCTGTCTTGATCCTTGGAGCTCACCCCAAGCCCGGAACAATTACATCCACAGATCGGGTGTTCTTGAACTGGTTATATGGCAACTATAACGTAGCGGATCACTATGAAATTGCTGGTGGCTTATATCGTAAACAAGGCGCGAATTGGCCGTTGCGCGTCTTAGTTATTGCCGGCAGAAACCAAACGGACAACGTTTATCCAATTGACTCAACAGTTGATCGGATAACTACATTTGATGAACTTTGGAGCAGATATGTTCAAACCAGTGATCGTAGCGAACAAGTCGTGGTGGGTACCGGAAAAAAACAGCCAGCGACTGGCGGTGCCGATCAACCAGCCGGAGGAGTACCAACAAGCGGTGAGGTGGAAGATGGAGGCACTGGCGCAGGAGTGGGGACTACAGAGGGCAGTGGAGTCGGCGAACAACTACCTAAAACAGGACGGGGCGCTGGAACTACCGCTGGCGGAGGACGAGGAACAGCTGGTGGAGCTGGTACTACTGAACAGCAGCCGGATAGCGGAAAAGGTAAACGAGGGGGACCCAGCGGTGTCGAAGCCGGCGGAGCCCAAACTGGCGGAGTTAGCGGCGAAGGATCAGGAGGTGAACTGGGAGGACTTTCTGACCTAGACCTAGACAACATCTTTGATGATTTAGGTAAGCCAGAGAAAGTTAAAGGCGGTCCACGCGCACCCAAAGGTCCAACCAAAGGCGCACCAAGAGCGCCCAAGGGTCCTGTAACCAAAGGTCCAACAGTCATTCCAAAAGAGTTGGAAGGATTGGGACTAGAGTCATTGTTGGATGAGTTGGACGCCGCGCTAAACGGTAGTGCTCCTGCAGTGCCTAAAGAAGTTACACCAGAAGACAGCCCAGAGCGCTTAGACAAGCAAGCCGCCGAAGCAATGGGTCGTATTGCCCAAGATACAAAGAACACCAGTGATGACAACAACAGTGGTCAGTACTCACGCAAGGGTGATCAAGACTACGCCAACGTACAGCCAATCATTGAAAAAGTATGGAAAGCTGTCGGTGAAAAGATTACTGACGTAGCACAGCGCATTAAGCAGGTTTATGCGTTGCTAGTTGGCAAGTTTGGTGAACCCATCAAAGCACACTTACGCACGTTTGTGAATAGCTTACGCACCGTAATACAAAAGCGCCCAAAGAACCAGACCCCTGTTCAGTCTGAACCTATTGATACAGAGTCACGGGTTGTCTATCTTGGTAAGTCACGCTTTGCCAGCGATGGTATTTACTTACCACGCGCACAGTCTCAGCATGCTTACTCTGCACTCGAGAACCTAGAAGCACAAGTTGGCAACATTGATGAGTTTGTTGCTAGTGAGCTGGGCTACCCATCGGTAGAGAAGATGGCCAAGGGACTGGCGGGCTATCAGATTGATGGCTTGGCTTTGGCCATTCAGGCTAACAAGCTTGGTAAAGGCTTCATCATTGGTGATGACACCGGCGTAGGTAAAGGCCGCGCAGCTGCTGCCATGATTGTCTGGGCTAAAAAGAACGGGAAGATCCCAATCTTTGTAACTGTTAATGATTCAATGTACACATCTATGTACGAAGATTTAATTAACATTGGACACGAAGAGTTCAAAATTGGCATGACCAATAACAACGCCATCATCCAGCGCAATATGGGTGGTGGCAAGATTAAGACTGTATTTGAGAACAAAGGTAAGGCCGGTCCTGATTTGATGGCTTACATCAAGAAGAACGGTGAATTGCCAAAAGGCATGGACGTTTTGTTTACGGCCTACTCTCAATTGAACGGCGGAGCTGGCTCTCCTCAACGTCAAGACGCTATTGCATCTTTGGTTGCCCAAGGCAAAGCTGTTCTGATTATGGACGAAGCGCATAACGCAGCTGGCATCCCGTCTGATTCAGACTCTAGGGGTCAGAACGCATTCTTTATGTCATTGCTGACGGGCATAGACTTGCTTGGCAAAGACGTTGAGACTCCAGAAGATTGGGTACCACCACCAGCGGTTTATTTGTCTGCTACGTTTGCAAAGCGCCCAGACAACATGCCTCTGTACATCCATACCAACTTGCGGTATGCGGCCAATACACCAGAAGAGTTGACCAACTTGTTTGGTAAAGGCGTTAAGACTGACGTCCTGCAACAGGTTTCCTCTGAGATGTTGGTAGAGTCTGGCTCCATGCTACGCCGCGAGAGATCGTATGAAGGCGTGAAGATGGACTTCGTCACAGACGATGCAAACGCACCACGCGACATCCGTGAAGTTGACAAGGTTACAACCATTCTTAGAGCGTTGGTTAACGCTGACCGTGCTCTTAAAGAGTGGTCAAAGGATCCTTCTAATCAAGCTTTGATCATTAACACGCTTGGCCCACCCGGCTCCATGCTGGGTAAAGAAGGCCCGACTGCCTTTGCTGAAGCCAAAGGTAATCCATTCACCTCTGTAGTCCACAACTACATTGGTACGCTACTGCTGTCTGCTAAGACTCAGACTGCCGTAGACATGGTGATCGACAAGATGAACAACGGCGAGAAGGTTGTTGTTGGTCTGCAGAATACCAATGGTAGTGCGCTAGATGACTTTGTTGCAAAGAACGGCATCAAGATAGGCGATGAGATCCCTAACTTTGGTTGGCAGACTTTGCTTCAGCGAGCGATTGATTCGACTAGAAAGATCACGCTGAAGTCTGCTACTGGGAATCCAAAAGACAACGTCAAGGTTGAGATCCCATACTCTTTGATGCCTCCATCAATTAGGGCGGGCTACGACAATCTGGCAGACATGGTCAAGGACTTCCAGTCTGATTTGCCTGTGGCTCCTATTGACTACATGCGTACACAGCTTGAAGGCAAGTACGTGTGGACAGCTGACGGTAAGACTAACGTTGGTGATGCACCTCCGCCCGGAGTTAAAGCCAGACGTTTGGTGGTCAAAGAGATTACTGGCCGTAACACAGCGGTAGATTACAGTGGCGATAAGCCCAAGTACATGGCTCTGAGCAATCCAGAGCGTACTGAGATGATCTCTTCATTCCAAAACGGTGAAGAGTCAGAGAACGGACCAATTGATGTATTGATCATTAACTCAGCTGGTGCGACTGGTATTTCGTTACACGCATCTACCGAAGCTTTTGATCAGCGTCCACGCCACATGGTGGTGCTCCAGCCTCATGGAGACATTAGCGTATTCATTCAGTTGTTGGGTCGTATCCACCGCACTGGTCAGGTTGAGTGGCCTTCATTCACCATGTTGGCTACCGGCATTCCAGCCGAGCGCCGTATCTTGGCCATGCTTCGTAAAAAGTTGTCAAGCTTGAAGTCCAACACATCGGGTGGCTCTAGCAGTACCAAGGTGAACGGCGTTGATTTTATCAATAGGTATGGTGACGTTGCCACTGCCGAGTACCTGAACGAACATGCTGACATCCGTGCATTCTTAGCCCAGCAGTCATTTGCAGATCCTGACGAAGCCGCCGGCTCTGACTTGGCTCACAAAGCCTCTGGTACAGCTGGCCTTTTGTCCTCCTCAGATCAGCAGGAGTTCTTTGACTCTATCGAAGCCAGTTACTTGGCCAATATTGAGCTGCGTAATGCTACAGGAACAAACGCTTTAGAGCGCCGTGTTCTGCCGCTTAACGCTGAGATGATCAAAGAGAACCTGATCGAGGAAGGCTTGGACAGCACCAACCCATTCTTGTCTGATGTGGTGATGGCTCAGTTCAATGTGGATGTGATTGGTTCAATCCCAACTCAGAAGAACATTGAAGACGATATTGCCCAAGCTTTGAATGGTCGTACAGCACAGCAAATTATTGAAGAGATTGATACCGATCTCAACACTATCTTTGTTGAAGTGCGTAACCAGATCATCTTAAAACAGCAAGCTTTGAGTGCGGCCATTGCTGCACCCGGTGCTACTGAAAAAGATATTGCAGAGTCAACAAAGCTAAAAGAAGCTTTAGACATGCAGTTTGCCACTCTTGGTGAGCGCAGAGAAAAGACTTTAGCCGCCTTGAGGAATCAGTTTGCCATCGGTACTGGCTTTGATTCATTCATGATTAACAACGTGCCAGCAGCTGCTGTTGTGATCGGCGTTAAGGTGGACAAGTCAAGGATTGGTAAGTCAAAGACTGGCAACCCATACTCGCCTTCTAACTTCCAAGTCATCCTCAAGCGCAATATTCCAGAGGGTCGTGTTGCTCCTACGTTGGCTACCCTTGAAGGTCCAAGCATTGAACGTAGCATTCCAATGCGTAGACCTCCACTGGATGAGTGGTTTGCTCTGAAGTCAGTGACTGGCGGTCGCACTACTCGTTACATTGCGCTTGGTAACATCCTGAGAGCAGCTCAGTTGTTTGACAAAGATGGTGGAGAGATCGCCAAGTTCACCCTGCAGAATCAAACAGAGGAAGTTGCGTAACGCTAATGCTGCAGTGCAATATACGTTGGCTGCTTGGAATGAAATCCTGCGGAAAAAGTATGACTCCACTCAGATGGAAGATTACAAGGACATAGCAGATAGTTTGGGACAGTACCTGCTGCCAAACTTGCCAAGCTTTGTGCCGTATGCAGAAAACTCAAAAAACTCTTACACCACTAAAGTTGTTCGTGGTGCCAATAACATTTGGACATTGACGTTAGACAGCTACAGGCCGACTGGCTTTAGGTTGTCCATCTCTGGTGATGCGCCTAAGAAGTTTGTTACGTCTATCAAAGGCGTTTCATTGGCCAAGAAAAAGGGCGGCCCTTATGAGATGTCCCAACGGGATGTTATTGCAAACCCATCAAACCTTATTGCCCTGATTAAAAACCTGCACAAGCACTACCCTGCCACAGTGGAAGCTGACGCTGGCCCACTTGCCCGTGAGGTAATGAAGGTTGAGTTTGATGACTCTGAGTCCAAGAAGGGAATGTTCTCTCGCGCTATACCCGAGGGTGGTCAGAGTGTTGAGGATGTAGAAGCTCAGATCAAAGCAATCAAGGGTATCAATGTTAAAGTGGTTCAGTCTGCTGACAACTTGCCTGATGCAGCTGCTCCCGCTGATGTTGAAGGCGCTTGGTTCTCAGGTAACACTGTTTACTTGGTGGCTGATAACCTACCAAACGCCCAGCGTGTTCAGGAAGTGCTGGCGCATGAGGCCATTGGTCACGCTGCATTGGAAGGCATGCTTGGTAAAGACCTGATGAAGGTCATGGTCCAGAATGTTCAGGACTTGGAGAAGACTTCTAAGGTTGTCCAAGGGATTGCCGCCCAAGTAGACCGCACACAACCCGGCCTATCACCCGAGCGCCGTGCTAAAGAGATCGTGGCCATGATGGCAGAGCGCGGAATGCAAAACAGCATCATCCAGCGCGTCATCAAAGCAGTGCGTGGTTGGTTAAGAAGCTCTGGATTTACTCTGCAGTTCTCTGACAACGACATCTTGGCGTTGCTCCAGAATGCGGAAACGTTCTCTGGTGAGATGGCAGACGCCACAAGCGAAGCTTTGTACTCCAGAAACTTTAAAGGTGGACCCGGTGCATTGTCTACGTGGGAAGCTGCTGACGATCTGAAGTTAACAGACACACTTGTTTACAAGTTCATTGATAAGCACATCGACACCAAACGTGTGATTGAGGCTATCAACAATGAGTCTGGCCGTATTGAAGATAATTGGAATCCCTACCTGAAAGAAGAGTTGTTCCATGGTAGAACGGCCAAGCAGACTACAGACTTCCTGAAGAATGACTTGCGTCCTTTGCTTCAGGATATGGATAAGCGCGGGGTTACGCTTGATGAATTCAACAAGTACCTTCACGCCAGACATGCAAAAGCTCGTAATGACTTTATTGCTAAACGTGATCCGACCAAGCCTGATGGTGGTTCGGGATTGTTTAATGACGAAGTAGACATCTACATGAATGCTTTGGACGAAACTCCAGAGCTGAAGAAGAGTTACGAGCAGCTTGCTAAGAAGATTGATGAGATCGTTACTGGCACTCAAGAGCTGTTAGTGTCCTCCGGCTTGGAAAAGCAAAGCACGATTGATACTTGGCGCGAGAGCCTTCCATTCTATGTGCCTCTGAACCGTGAGCCTGACGAGCTTGACTTTATCAATGCAAGCAGTGGCATGGGTCAAGGCTTTGCTGTAAAGGGTTCATTTACTAAAGCCGCAGTAGGTTCGTTCAAGACTGTCAGCGACATCATCGGAAGTTTGGCACTTGCGCGTGAACGTGCCATCGTCCGTGCAGAGAAGGTTCGTGTTGGACGGGCGCTGTATGCGCTGGCCATTCAGAATCCTAACCCCAACTTCTGGAAGCCAATCAACCCTGACGCCATTAAGAACAAGGCTAAGTTGATTGATGAGATTGTTGCTTTGGGAATGAACCCCAATGACGCAAACAACATCTTCCAAGAGCCAAAGACCGGTGCGATTGATAAGAAGACTGGCTTGGTTAAGTACGAAATCAATCCAAACATGCGTAACTCGCCTAACGTATTGGCGTTGCGTATCAATGGTGAAGACCGCTACGTGTTCTTTAACCCCGGCAACCCAAGCGCCAAGCGCATGGTGGAAACCTTAAAGAACATCGGCATCAATGACTTAGACGAAGTACTTGGTAGCGTTGCTGAGATCACCCGCTTCATGGCGGCTGTGAATACCCAGTACAACCCTGTGTTCGGTGCGTGGAACTTTACACGCGACTTACAGGGTGCTGCCATCAACCTTTCTAGTACGCCTCTTGCGGATAAAAAGGGTCAGGTTATTGCTGACTCTATGACTGCTGTTAGAGCCATCTATCGCGTCCTGCGCGGTAAGCCAGCCACAAATCCAGAGATGCAGAAGTGGATGGACCTGTTTGAGCAGTTCCAAAAAGCTGGTGGCCAGACTGGATTCCGCGAGCAGTTCAGCCGTGGTCAGGGTAAGGACACAATTGTTGCCCGTGAGCTGGGACGTTTGAGCCGTAGCAACGTCAAGCAAGCCGCCTATGCTGTCTTTGATTGGCTGTCTGACTATAACGATGCACTAGAGAATGCTGTCCGTTTGGCTTCGTTCAAAGCTGCGTTGGACAAAGAGATGTCTGAGGATCAGGCAGCAAGTTTAGCTAAGAACATCACTGTTAACTTTAACCGTAAGGGTGCAAGCACTCAGACGATTGCCGCCTTGTATGCGTTCTTTAACGCCGCAGTCCAAGGTACAAAGCGTTTAGTTGAAACACTGTTTACAAAGGACAAAACTGGCAAGATTAAACTGAGCTCACTTGGTAAGAAGATCATTGCAGGCGGTATGTTCCTTGGCGTCATGCAGACCGCTATTCTGGCGATGGCTGGCTTTGGTGCAGATGAGCCTCCTGAGTGGGTAAAGTCTAAGAACTTGATCGTTCCATTGGGCGATGGCAAGTACTTGACCATCCCCATGCCGCTTGGATTCAACGTCTTCCCTAACGTTGGTAGACTGATTGCCGAGTACATGATGGTTCAAGCTGGCGCGATGAATGGTAGACGCGACCTTCAGACAACCATCACAAACATCTTTAATGCAATACTTGGTTCTGTTAACCCGCTAGGAACTAGCACGTTTGCTCAGACACTGGCGCCAACCATTGTTGATCCATTCGTTGCGATTGCCGAGAACAGGGATGCCTTCGGACGTCCTATCTCAAGAGAAGACAAAGCTCTTGCTCCTTCGCCCGGATATGAGCGTAGCCGTGAGACTGCAAACTTTGTGTCCCAAGGCTTGGCTTACGCGCTGAACTTCATCACTGGTGGTGGCGACAAGGGCATAGGTTTGGTCAGTCCTACGGCAGATCAGATCAGTTATGTGGCTGGCCAGTATGCTGGTGGTGTTGGTAAGCTTGTCATTCAGACGGGCGAGTTCGTTAAGAGTCAATTCACTGGTGAAAAGGTAGAGACTTATCAAATACCAGTAGCAGGCAAGCTCTATGGCGACATCAAAACGCCGGCAGCTATCGCAGGCGTGTTCTACGAGAACATTAAGGTAATGTCCAACCACGAACGGATCATTAAAGACATGAAGGGTAAGGGCGTAGAGGCTTACTACAAAGAGTCACCTGAAGCCAGACTGTGGCGGCGCGCTAACTACGTTGAGAATGAGATTGCTCGCCTCAAGAAAGAGAAAAAGGCCTTGAAGGAACGCAATGCCCCCGAGGCCCAGATTAAACGCAAAGATGAAGCCATCAAAGAGAAGATGGATGCGTTTAACAAACAAGTTAGCAAGGTCCAATAATCCCTTGCTCAAAGAATAAACCCAGAGTTTTGCGATGTGCTTCTTCCCACATCTCAATCCTCTGGGCTTTATCCATCTTAGAGCCTTGGTCTAAGTCGCTGTGGCACCTAAAACATAATGACGCTATACGGTAGTCGTGAGCCTTGAGCCCACGGCCTTTGCCGTCCCGTAGTTGGTTACTGTGGGCGGCTACCACTGTTCCATCACTCACTCCGCAGTGTTGGCACGGTAGGAGCCTTGCGGCTTTTAGCATTTTTTCGTTGCGATACATTTTTCTTCTCTGGTTTGCAATCAAAGCAGACCCAGCGATTACTGTTGCGGTCTACAACTTTGCCGTTGTCTAATGATTTAAGGTGCTCACACGTAGCGCAGTATCGCTTACCGTATATCCTCATGTTTTCTGACATTGCGCTTTTCCTTTTTGATTGCAGCCAGTCCTTCTTCAGGTTCTTTATCGCGCGCTTTCATCCATTGATCGGCTATGTCATGAGCTGCTTCGGCTAGGTTCTCACCCTCCCTGTTACGGATGATGAGCCCAGCCAAAGCAAACATAGACGCCAGATCACGCAGATTGGTGTCATGCTCCATCAGTGAACCTCTTTATCTTGTTCCGCTTCTAAGACGGCGCGAAAAGAATGCGTCATGCAGTATGCAAACACTTGCTCTGGCATCTTTAGTTCAAGGGCGATCAAGCTTGCCACATGGGATAAAGCTGAGATAGCGGCTTCTGGCGGAACGTTTTCAGCGTTCATAACAACAGCAAGGATGTCATCGGCCAACTTGCTGGTGTATTTGATTTCGTCATCGTTAGTGTCCATCACATCTCCAGTTCTTTGATTTGATCAGCCAACACATCGGCCAAGTACTTACCGCGAACGGCAATGTGCTCAATCTCTTTGCAGGCATCTATCTCTTTGATACAGTCTTTGAGCGCCTTGTTATACCCAGACTTAAAGGTATCGTCACCATCAACGATCATGCAAATGGCGTCCCGCACCATACTAGATGCTTTACGTTGTTTGGCAAGCTCTTTGATCTTGTCGTGATACTCCACTGGTAAGTAGACGCTGTAAGGGATTAGTTTCTTCATGCTTTCCTCCAAGCTTCGAAGCTGGTTCGCAATTGATTGAATAAATGGCGGGCTTCTTCGTTGGTCTTAAGCTCTTTGCGAGACTCTATGTCCAAGTAAGATGAAATCCACTGGGCACAAGCCTTCTCATTCTTTTCCATTAGCCACTCTTTTTGGTGCAGCCACTCCCAAAACTCTGGGTCACGGCACATGATGCCGGCCAGCTTCACCGCATGATCGCCCGGAAATTCGTTCTCTCGGTTCATCGGTTGTTCGTCATCACCCAGACGCACCATCACAACAACGTAGCGCGAGCCCACAAAGTCTCGCATAAGGTCGTTGTGAAGCTCGTCAGGGTGAACAGCCAAAGACAGCATGTAGCCGTCCTTGGATTGCTTTAGGCCTGTCTTGATTGCTTCAAATTGAATTGGATCGGCCAATTTTTAACTCCAAGTACTTGATCACGCCAACAGACATGGTCAACTGTTCTTCAAGCTTGCCGATCTGCTCTTCAAGATTATCAATCTTTGCCTCAAGCTTGGCTTCGTCTTTAATTGACGCCTGCAAGGCATCATCAAGAACATTGCAGACTTTCTCCCACTGCTTAATTGTTTTAGGCTTAGTCATCCCATGGGTCCTTTCCGGGTGCAGACTCTTCTGGCTTCTTGTAAGTGTTGACCTTCAAGCCAACCTTACGATTGCCGTCTTTGTCTTTGGAAAGCCATGCGTCAAGCTTAATCACAACGTGATCTGACTCTGCACTGGCCATGAGTTCCTTCATCAAGGCCAACTCAATCTTGATGTCACCAACCATGTCCGGCTGCATGTCTTTCTTTTTGTACTTGTTGCTCCACAAAGTACCGCGATTTGGATAGTCCATCATTACTCCTTAAAAAAATGATCGTTTTGCGTTTGTAAAGTTTTCTATGACGTCAGCATAGACAGAAGGGTTCAAGGCTTTGAGCTTGTCGTACAAAGCTTTGTTCACTTGGAACATCTGCTTGAGCTGATCGGCATCGGTGGCCATGCTGATCTTCAGATTGTTCACTTCAACCATCATGTCAACCCATGATTCGTCATCGGGCGCATCAATGATCATGGTCCACTCAGGCTTTGTCTCTACATACTGTGGCGGAATAGGGTCTACTTTGCCTTTAACGGGCTTTGTAGGCGCTTTTAGCTCTTGGACGGGGCTTGGCTTAGGTGCAGGCTTTGGCGCTTCCTTAACGGCTTCTACGGGTGGTGCAGAATCTATTGAGTCGTGCTCGGTCAGCTCCATGGCTGCCATCCAAAGGTAACGGCGCTGATAAGTCTGTATGCTACCCATGAGCTGGATAGGCTGGGCACCCTTGAGAGATGCCTCGGCCATTGGGCTGGTGATCACAATGACTGTGCCGTCTTCTGTATCAGTGATACAGAGCTGGGCATATTCAGTGTTAAAGGAGACTACCCCACACAAACCAACCTCATGAAAGATGGTCTGAATGTGTGGGATGAAGTCACCCAACTCAAAGTATGAATACCCTTGGTAGGCATTCTTGCCCGACTTCTTCATCTCTACAGACTGAAGCTTGACTCGGGCGGACATGAGTTTCTTATGCACTGACATTAGGTGTTCCTTCTGTTGCTAATTGTTGTACCAATTTCCAATCGTTTTCTTCTTGCTTCTTGCGCGCTTTGTACATTCTCTGGTACTCGCGTTGCTTGGCCTTCTGCGCTGGTGTCATAACCTTCTTAGGTTTGTTGACCTTGACTAGCTTGACGGCATCTCTTTCAAGCTGCTCCACTTTGGCCTTCAAGATTTTGATGTCGATCATGGCCGCTGACATTGCCTTGGCACAGTCATCCAATGTTTTTTGGATTAGATCTTTTTCTGCTTTTGATATAAACATGATTACTCCTTTGTTGATAAATAGTCTTTGTACTGGTTACAGAAGCCACTGACAGAGCAGAAGTTCGCGCATCGCGTCCTTTCACCCTGACGGACCTCTAACGGACCTCTATCTCGTACTCTTTCCCATACTCGGCCACCTTGGCCTGAGCTTCTTCATCGGTATTGCAAACATTACGTGCTTTGACATTACCAATCTTTTTCACTGCGTATGTTGTAGGCTTCTCCCACATCTGGTCGGGCGTACAAAATGGCAGTTCATCTCCTGTCTCCAAGTCAAACAATGCGTTGGAGTGTTCTTTAATCTTTCCCATGATGAAGGCTTCGCGCCGTTCCATCGACCATAACGGCACTGAGATCACTTTGATGGGGGCTTCTGGGTAGCCGGGCTTGAGGGCTGCATCTCTGCGTGACCAATCACGAATGATGGCTACGATCTCGAGCTTGGAAACCTCAACCTTTTTGACGTACTCAACCAACCATGCGTAGATGTTGAGCTGGTACTCCCAGTCAACCTTCTCATTCATAACAGACCAAGCGCCTGTGGTTTTGTAGTCGTTGATTGTGACTGTGCCGTCTGCGTTGATGATCTGCAGGTCAATCGCACCAGAGATAGACCATCCATCAATCTTTGCGTGGAGGCGCTCTTCGATCAGGTGGTTCTCGTCTTTGCCATGCTCGAGGACGCCGTGGATGGCTGTACCAAAGATAGACCAGACCATTTCGGTAACGTCTGTCTCGATCTTGTCCTCATGCAGTTTGCGTAATTGCACAATGCGTGGTGAGTTAATCAGCTCTGTGGCAGAGATGTTGGCCTTACCCTTTGAGTAGGTAGGGCGCTTCATGATGTTCACGAAGGTCTGTGGTAGGTTGTATTTGTTTGTGATGATCACAATTGACCCTTCAATTTAAAGCCGCGCTTGTTTGCCTCGGCAACAATGTCATTTGCTGACTTGCGTCCCATGTTTACCAACTTTAAAAGATCAGTGTATGTGTACTGAATCAGTTCAGACGGTGTAAATATGCCCTCGGCCTTCAATACATTTACGCATCGCACGGGAAGATCCCATCCCGACAATGAAACTGTTGGGTCTGGCGCTGGGTAAATTGAGCGTTCGTTTGCTTCGTTAGAGCAAGTTTTTATCAGGGTGGCGCACTCCATCAACCTTTTAAGGTCGTATAAGCTATAGACGCCAGCCTCAAGAAAGATGCCCGGAATTGTTTTTAACACTGTTTTCTCCTTTGGGTTATAATCGGCAACACATTATACCCACAACAATTCATGTCTTGCAATACCTTTTGAAAGAATTTTATGATTAAGATTGGAATAGACCCCGGATTATCTGGCGCCATAGTCATCATGGATGGGGATACGCCTGTTGCGTGGTATCGGATGCCGACAATGAAGACGGGCTCGGCTAATCGTGTGAATGCGCCAGCGTTGGCTGCGATTATTCGGCCATCAATTTATGGGGAAGAGATCAAAGCCTATGTCGAGCTGGTAGGTAGTATGCCCGGCCAAGGCGTGGCTTCGATGTTCTCGTTTGGACATTCTGCTGGTGTTATCCAAGGTGTACTGGGCGCGTTTGAGATCCCTGTAACGATGGTAACACCCAGTCAATGGAAGAAGCGCGCGGGGTTAGTGGGTCAGGACAAGGATGCCTCGAGGACAAAGGCCATCCAGATGTGGCCAAGCTGGCGTGAGCTGGATAAAAAAGGCGTAGGTCAAGCGTATTCAGATGCGGCATTCATTGCACTTTACGGAGAATGATGTAGAATTAATTCCGGTAACATGCAGTTGCCTCTCCTTTGTTGGGTTGTCCTTTACTCCCGGGCTAATCACTCGGGAGTTTTTTCATCTATAACATTGTTATAGAGCTAACACGCATGGGGATTGTCGAATAAAGGTTGCAGAGTTTCAGCCTATGCAATCTCCAGATGCCGCTGGCTTCAGTCCTCAGTCGTGTTGGTGGCAAGCGGGTTAGCGCCGCTTGTGGTTTTCTTGGTTTGGTTTTTACACAAACACTGCTTTATGTGCCCACCAACTTTATTTTACGAAATGTTTTGAAAAACACTGCTACATGTGAGCAGTCCCAGTCTCTTCTCTTGCAACGTAGCCGTCAGAGCGCGTTAGCTAATGGCCTGTATGGGCTGAACTCAAGAAACACAGAACCTCGGTGTGACCCGCACCTCCAAGTAGAGCAATCGAACGGAATAAACAAGGATGTCGTAACAGACACATACCCTAGTACGCTGGGAGTTGATCGTTAAGGATGGTGCAAACTGACCTTATCGGGATCTCAGGGGAGGGCGGCTTGGCTGGCCGGTAGCTCACTTAACAACTGGGCAAAGCTCCTTGATAATGAGTCGTTGGTCCTTCTGTCCGCCTGTCTGGGGGAGGGAGGGTCAACGGGTAAGAGGGCTTTTCGGTTGTAACATAACAGTTGACACATGAACAATTCATGAGTTATATTCTTAACACAGGAGGTAATATGGAAAATGATACAACAAAGCGCTTCCCACGCACTATGGAAGAAGCGTTTAACTGCAACAGTGACCCCATCAGTGGGCCATATGGTAAAGAGCCAGTCTGGCCAACGTATGCGATCTTCTTCATTGTGATCGTAGCCGGAATCATTTTATTTTGGAGCAAATCATGAAAGCATTTCCCACCCACTCTATCAGTGTTAGTGATGAAGCCAGAGTCACGGCCATAGGCGGTGAAGGCGGTATGGAGCTCAGAGATTACTTTGCTGCTCAAGTCATGCAAACAATGGAATGGTATTTCTACGCCGAAGTAGAGCTCAATGAGTTGCAATTGAAGAGCGAGGCAAAACGTTGCTACAGGATTGCAGACGCCATGATGGAAGCGAGGGAGGCATGATTGAGGGCTTTGACCACGTTGGGACTGACCATGTGTGCAATGTCTGCCAGTGTGACTTCACAGATGACGAAGGCGGAGTGCAGGGATACCTTGGCATCCTGCCAGTGGCCTTCTGTCCTACCTGCTTTGCCGGCCTGTGTGACATGGTAGAGCAGCTCAATGACCGCGAGTGGGAAGGTCTGACGGAAGAAGATAAGAACGAAATCTTGTTAAATGCGATTCGGCACGAATGGAATGACCGCGTAATAGTGGAGCAAATTGAAGCCAAGCTAAAGGAGAAAAACTTTGAAAATGAGGACTAACCGCAAGCGTGTGCTGGCCAAGCTGGCGCACAACAATCAATACCACTGGTACGTCACACCATTCAGAATCAAAGCTGAGATGGCGTCAAAGATAAATAAAAGAATCCGCGAGATTGTAGATGCGGCATTTCCAGAGTTAAAAGGATTTAGTGAAGGAGGTATGAGGTGAATGGGTTTGCAAAACAACAGCTATCAATCGGAAGTAAGCAGCCGGTACATCAACACAAGGAGTGCAACAACTGCAATGAAATGAAACCACCTCAAGAAGATCAACAAAGGTAAAACAATGACTGAAAGAATCAAACTAGAAAAGATCCGCCTTGATGGCGGTACACAACCACGCAAAGAGATTGACGAGCCCTTGGTTCAACACTACACAGAGATACTGCTCGAAGGCAAAGACAAGTTCCCGCCTATTGATTTATGGTTTGATGGCAAAGCTTACTGGCCTAGTGATGGGTTCCACAGATACCACGCACACAAGCGCGCAGGGTTCAAAGACATTGAGGCAAATGTTAATAAAGGCACAAAGCGCGATGCTTTCTTGGCTTGTCTCCTTGCAAATGGCAAGCACGGCAAACAACGCACCCCAGATGAGCGCCGTTGGGTTGTGCAGTTGGCGCTTGAAGATATTGAGTTGGGCGAGAAGAGCGATCATGAGATTGCCGCCCACTGTGATGTGTCTGCGATGACAGTTGGTCGTGTTCGTAAGGCCTTGGGTCTTGAGAAAAACGTGCGAATCAGCAAGAAAGGCCAGAAGATAGACGTCACTAAGATTGGTACAAAGAAAAAAGAAGTGCCATTCTGGCCTGCTGCTCCTGAGTACACAGAGGCAGACAAGATGGAAGAGATGGCCAAAGAGCACACCATCATTGCTGAAGAGAACGCAAAGCTCAAAGACCAGTTGGCGATTAAGTCGTTGCCTGTATCACAAACAGCGAAGAAAGAGATCGAGGAAACGATTGAGTCGCTACGCACACAAGTCAAAGATCTTGAGTTCCAACTTAGGACGATGACCCAATCACGCAATGAGTTCCAGAGCAAGAACGCTGAGATGATCAAGCAGATGGCCTACTGGAAGAAGCGCGCTGAGAAGGCAGAGAAAACTAAATAAACCCGAAGCTGGGCGTATCCCAGCAGGAGAATTACATGCTCAAATTAAGACCGCATCAAGCGGAAGTCGTGGAGAAGCTCGCCCAAGGCTTTAAGGATGGCCACATGAGCCAGCTACTCTACGCCCCTACGGGGTTTGGTAAGACGGAGGTTGCAATGGCCGTCATGCTTGAGGAGGCCAAGCAACTTAAGAATGTTGCCATGGTGTTAGACAGGATTGTGTTGGTCAACCAGACCAGTACGCGCCTTGGCAACTACGGCATCAACCATGGCGTCATGCAGGCTGATCATTGGCGTTATCGGCCTTATGAAAAGATTCAGGTCTGCAGCGCACAGACTTTGGAGAGTCGGGATAACTTTCCCGAAGTCTCTATGCTGATCATTGACGAGTGCCATGTGCAACGCAGGCAAATCATTCAGTTCATTAAAGACCGCCCAGAGATGAAAGTAATTGGCCTTACGGCTACTCCTTTCACCAATGGGTTGGGTGACACCTATACCAATGTGGTGGGTGCGAAGCCTACTGGTGAGTTGATTGAGAACAAATGGTTGACCCCGTTGAAGATCTATATTGCCAAAGAGATCGACATGAGTGGTGCGAAGAAGGTGGCTGGTGAGTGGTCGCAAGATGAGACTACCAAGCGCGGTATGCAAATCACTGGCGACATTGTCCAAGAGTGGATCGACAAAACGATGCAAGTGTTTGGTAAGCCGAGGAAGACAGTCGTGTTCTGCTCGGGAGTTGAGCATGGCAGGGACTTGGTTCGGCAGTTCAACGAGGCAGGCTATAACTTTGTTTCAATCAGTTATTTGGAGGATGACGAGTTCAAAGCTCAAACAATTGAGGATTTCTCGCGTCCAGATACGCTAATCAATGGTCTGGTGGCCACAGACATATTGACCAGAGGTTTTGACGTCCCTGATGTGATGATTGGAGTGAGTGCAAGGCCGTTTTCCAAGTCGTTTAGCAGTCATGTACAGCAGATGGGGCGGATCATGCGTCCTTACGATGGTAAGGATTATGGCCTTTGGCTTGACCATTCAGGTAACTACTTGAGATTCCGCAAGGAGTGGGATACCTTGTTCGAGGAAGGTGTAACAGAGTTACACAACGGCACCGAAACTGCGAAGAAAGAGCCTGATGAGAAGGAAAAGAAGGAAGCCAAGTGTCCTGCTTGTGGCGCTTTGTGGGTCTGGTCGGGTCGTGAGTGTGGGGAGTGCGGTTACGAAAAGGAGATGAAACAGATCCTAAACGTGCCGGGTACTCTAACAGAGTTAGAGTTCACCAAGCGCGAGGTTCTGTCGGAGAATCAGAAGTTCTACTCTGAGTTGATCTACTTTGCTCGCATGCGTGGATACAAGGAAGGTTGGGCAGCGCATAAGTACAAGGAAAAGTACGGAACATTCCCCCGTGGGCTGAGTGCAGAGCCAGAGCCTACATCCCAGAAGACCAGTTCGTGGATTCAATCGCGCAACATTGCGTGGGCTAAATCAAGGGCAAATAAATGAGGTTCGAAGAGTTTGCAAGAGATCATGGCCTCCTGATCAAGGAATTAATCTTAGATCGGTGGGTCAGAGTTGGGACGGAAGACCATCCCCGAAAGCAGAATGGCGCGTACATCTTTGATGGCCGTGAAGGTGCAATCATTAACTTTGCAGTACATGATAGGCACATACGCTACAAGTCAGAAGAGCCGTTCATCCCAGACCCAAATGCCCAAGCAAAGAGGTTGGCTGCTGAGAAAGAGCGCGAGCAACGCCAGAAAAAAGCGGCTGGCAAAGCTACGTTCATCCTCAATAACAGTGTTAAAGAGCAACATCCCTACCTGATTCGCAAGGGGTTCGTGGACAAGGGATTGGTGTGGAATGGCCTCCTGATCTTACCAATGCGAGTTGGGGATCATCTTGTCGGTTGCCAAATCATCCAAGAAGACGGCACAAAACGCTTCCTGTCAGGCCAAGTAACGAAGGGCGCGAGCCTCGTCATTGACGCCAAAGGTCGCAACATTTTGTGTGAGGGGTTCGCAACTGGGATGTCGGTTCGCAGAGCGATGAAGCATCTCAGGGAGAGGTACACGATCCATGTGTGCTTTTCTGCGGGGAATATGCTTGAGATTGCAAAGACTGTACGTGACCCACTGGTGATTGCCGACAACGATGCTATGGGCGTGGCTACTGCCAAAAAAATAGCCTCACGCTACTGGGTAGGGGAGGCTAACGAGGACTTCAACGACAGTGAGCAGAGACTCGGCACTGTGAAGGTTGCCATTCCCTTGATCTCTAGTTGTAGGCCTTTGCGTAGAGTTAACATCCGTGCAACTTCGATCTGGGTTGGGTTATCTAAAACAATCATTTCATTCCTCGTTAATGGGCTCGTCAATATCAGCTTGGGTGTAGTGGCCTAGTACCACTGGGTCATACTTGGACAATACGTATTCAACGCATTTGTAGCAGACTCGGGCAAGTGGAATGCCCTGTCCATCGTATTCCCACCAAGAATCTTCGCGTGTGTGTTGGCAGTTCATTTTCATTTCTCCTTTGTAAAAAAACGTTTGGCGTCTTCCCAGACTCCTCGGGCATCGGCTAGTCCTGAGTAAGTGTCTGAATGGTCTTTGTAGAATTCGTCATGGTCATCTATCAGAACAAAAGCCTTAACTACGTCATCATCAGCAACTGCAACATTGGTAGAGTAAGCTTTGATGAAGGCTAATTGCTCTTCTGTGAAATTGTTTTCAGACAACGTGATTTCTTGAATCTTCCAGTCGTCTTGCTTGGTCTGTGTGAATTCGCCTCCGTCCATGTCCTTGGCAATTCGGTAGGCTTCATCAGCGTTATTGGCGGTAACTTCTGCAACGCAGTTAGTTATGTATGATGCGGTTACTTTGTATTTCATTTCATTCCTCCATTAAAAATGTGCCGTTGTGAACGCATGATTCAAACAAGCTTTCGTCAGATACATTCTTGAACCCTTCAAACCCATGCAGTTGGAGGTGTCGGAACACTATCTTCTGTTCATCAAGCGTCTGGTTAAAAAACCATTCCACTTCGTATTCAGCACAGGCGTTCACCATCTGTGTTTTAGTCATTGCAGTCATTTTGTGATCTCCTGAAAGCTTGGGGGTTTGAGGTCTTCATCAACAAAAGCAGGGTTTCCTGTTTGTTGTTTGTAAAACTTGGCTTCAGCGTTGGCTTCTTCGAGTGTGTCGAATGTGCCTAGTTCTGTGCCGTTGTGATTAGTCACGATATAGATTGAAGGCCATGAGAGGCCGATTAAATGCTTCATGATTAGTCGTCCGTGTCTGTGTTGAGTTCCACAAAAGGGTACTGCTCGTCATGAATGAATGCGTCATCTACCATGGCAATGTTCATGCGATTGCCTGCGTCCCAGATCAAAACATCGAGGTCTTGTGGCAACTGGCTTAGTTGTTGGATTAGTTCAAATACTTTCATATGCAGCTCTCCTTTATTCAATGATTACAACTTTACGTACAGGGAATTCTTCTTCTTCGCCATCTTCCGATTCTTCTATGTCGTCTGCGTTGACTAGCTTGTCGGATTGGTGGTAGGTCGCATACTGGACTGTGCCGTTGAACACTGTTCTGATCTTTGGCGCGAGCGTTGACTTCCAGTAGTCTCCTGCTCCATAGGCCATGTGTACTTCAGCGTCTTCGTCAAAGCACTCGAGTTCTGCGATTAGGTCTTTTACTTTCATTCTTCATCTCCTTGGTTAAGTTCTAAATACTCTGGTCGTGCGTCTTTAAAGAACGTCACAACTTGGTTGCCGTCTTGCCAATCAATCGACCAGTCGGTGTGTCCGTACATGTTCTGGCAATACTCGTCTAACAGGTCGCTATTCATTTGGTTTCCTTTTCGATTAAATCGGTTGAGATAAAAAACATGTCGCCATAATCGTCAATGTCTTCCTCGTAGCTTGAGTTGGTAGAGAATCCATTGCAAACGCGGTCTACTGCGTCATCTGGGTCATATGCAACAACTGTCGTTTTGTAAATAACTTCGCGCTTCCAGTAAACGACATACTCTTTGTTTGGCGGTGGTGGTGCGTCTGCGTCATCAAAGTCGAGGTCAACACTCAGGAAATAAAAAGACCTTCCGTCCTTTAGCTTGATGTACCAAAATGCGTGGTCATCGGGCTCGGCAGGGTCATCGCCTTGTGTCGCGCCCGCCAGCTCCTCTGCCGTGATGTATGTCACATCGATCATGGTGTCGTAGCTTTCGAATGTCCGCGAGGCAGGGACGGACAGGCCTTGTTCTGCCAAGTCATCGCGCATACGAATGATGTAGTTCATTCGATCTCCTCAACGTCTTGGATAAATTCTTCAGCGTAAACTACATCATAATTTTCACTGCCGTTGTAAAGCTCTCGCGCCATGTTTTCGGCTTGCTCTTGGTCTTCAGCTTCCACTTCGAAAATATAGACTTGGTGTTCAATGCGAACGTATGGGACTTTAAATTTTTTCATTGCGTGGTTTCCTTCTTGGGTTTGGTGGCTTTGAGAATGCCTTTTGCGAATTCAATGTCCAGTGATAAATGCTCAATCCATGATCCGTCTTCAACATAGCGGTCAGCAGACAAAACAAGGTTCTTGAGCGCGGATCGGAGGTAAACGTTCTGCTCTCGCGCGGATTGTTGGTTTGTGTCTTCGTGGCCTTGCTCGTAGATGCCTTCGAGGAAAAGCACTAAATCGTCAATACAGTCACCAATGGTGATGTCCGTGCCTTCGTTGTCCTTTGGTTGGCTTTTGATCTTCTTTGACAGGGCGCGTTTAATGTCGTAGATGTCGCACAGGGCGGAGGATGCGTCATTGAGGTTGAGGTTCATCGTGTTGTCCTTGCTTCGTGTCTTCCTTGGTTGAATGAATAGATGTAGTGTTCGCGCACTTCAGGGGCTTTGGTCTGCCTGAGCGCGTTGTTAAAGCACTGGCGCAGGGCTTGCGCCCTTGCACCAGTTGCTCGCTCGTATTTGTAGCCGAGGGTGATCAACTGGGCTTGTGTCATAGTGCGAACAGAAACACAGTGATTAAAAAGATCATCACAGGCACTAGCACAATGACAACAAAGTCATAGCCTGCCTGAATGCGGTCACGCCTGCGTTGTGCGAGGAATTCTTCGCGCATGGTGGAAATGTGGCGGTAGTATTTCATTCTTCGGACTCCTCTTCTTCGTTGATAAATTCGTTGCACTCCATCATGTCGCGCACATCGTCTTCGCTCATGTACTTCACACAGGCCATGATCACGTTGTCGCGGTCGAGGATTCCCTCCTCTACCATCTCTAACAATTTGGTGGTGTATTCGCGTGTCATTGGTTCACTCCTGAGTAATGTGGCAAACAGTGTTGCCGTTGGAATCGCGGGCGGTGTCGGGAAGGATTTGGCAATCTCTGTAATAGTTCGCGAGGCGCTCTAACAGTTCAGCCATCTCGCGCGGGTTCTCTTCGAATGCAGAGTTATCAGTGTTAATGGTTATGGTGATCATGTTGACTCCCTTTCCGCAATCCAATCAATGGCAAGGGGTCTTGCATCTTTTAGCTCGTCAACTGCACCGATATAGCACTCGCACTCGCGCTCGGTGAATAGTTCGTAGATCTCAGCGTCTGCGTCCCATTTAGCCCAGACTTCGTATCCGTTCTTCTGGGCAATGGCTAGGATAAATTCTTTTCTCATAGTGCAATCTCCTTAGTGGTTTGGTTAATCGTGTAGCCCATTGACTTGATGATGCGGAGGGCGTCTTGGGTCAGGGTCTTTGTGCCTGCAATTTGCGCGAATCTCTTACTGGTTTCGCACATTGGATAGAAGGCACAGTTGCCGTATTGCCACTTGAGTTCAATCGTGATTTGCATGGTGTTCCTTATTTGTTGCGGTTAAGGTGTGCCAAGGCTTGCGCCTTGGTTTCGAATCGGCCACTGATGGGCGTGTGATGTGCTCCACGGACGATGTACCATCCGTTTAGCAACTTGTTATAGACAATTTTCATAGGGACTCTCCTTAGTGGGTTACAGGGATTAACACATGAATAACGCCTTAACTATATCATGTGTTGACTCCATTGCAATACTTTTCATGTTTTATTTGAAAATATTTTTAGGGTGTTGTAATGACAAAACAAGCAGCGTATTTGCCCCAAAATCCTGGAGGCGGATCAGCGGAAGGGCGGATAGATCAGGCCACAGTTTGTCTTGCGTTGAGGGGATGGGACACAGGGGCGTTTGAGGTATTCAGCGCGTTTTCGGGCGCGTTGCTTATGGTCGCGATACTCAGCCAGTAGGCAGATCAGGGTAAAGAACAGGAAAGCACCGAGGACGGAATAGAGGTAGTTCATAGGATTGTTTGGTTGTTACATATGTATAGACGGACACAATCGGGAAAGGTCAGGGCGTTTGCATTAAATAGTTTGGTCTGGTATGTTCGGGACATTCTTATTTCATACCCATGAAAACACTATGGTTCAGAAACTAACACGCGCGCAAATCAAAGAAGGGCTTAATCAGATCCCAGTAGAGACTCTATTGAGTAGCGGACAAGGCAAGAGGCCTAAACTTACAGGGAAGCAGAAGGCTTTTGCTCATGCCGTTGCACTGGGAGAGACAAAGGCACAGGCTTACAGACAGGCATATAAACCTAACGCCACCAAGAGAACACTGGCATGTAAGCCGTATGAGCTAATGAAGGACGAGAGAATACAGAGGGAGGTCGAGGCCTACCAACTGGCTTTAGAGGCAGAGAAACACAGAAACCCTATTCAACTGAAGGCACTGCTCGTACAACAACTTGTCCAGCACTCACTCGATGAGGACTTTCCACCTGCACAGAGGATGAAAGCTTTGCAGATGATTGGTAATCTATTCGAGGTCGG